TACCAAATACACAACGTGGATCTGAGAAACCAAATGAGTATCTCTCTCTTGCTTTGTATCGGATATTACCTGTATCAAAATCACCTTCCATTGTTGTAGACAACGGAGTTCTTGTAAAGTGCTTGAATCCATTAGGAGCATCGGTTTTGATAAAGAAAGCATCTGCATCATTTAAGTAGTGGTTCACAGTATAACCCTGTGGAATCACTCCCATGTTTTTGATTGCATTGATATCATTATCTGCTGTTGATGTTCTTAATGTTGATTCCATTAATCTGTTAGCTGTGAACTGTAGCTGTCTTGGAATGATAAGTTTCATACCTTGAATAGCTGTTCTTAAGCCTCTCTCATCTCTGAAATCAGCGATGTCGATTAATGCTTGCTCAAGTGATGCTTCGTTCAAGTCAGCATCAGTAGCTAGTCTGTTTGATAGAACTCCACCTGATTGAAGTGGGTGTTCAGTGTTCACAAGTGATACACCGTCACCACCAGGGTTAGTTCCTGCAGCACCAGCAGCAGCGAAAGCTGTATTAAGAATAGATGCAGCTTTTACTTGCTTTGTGTTTGCCATTGAACGAGCAAGTGCTCTTGTGTATCTCGCAGCGAGTCTGTCGTAAAGGTTATCCTCTACAGCTTCCTCGGTGATTGAGAATGCAAGTGCAATTGTATCGTGTGTATAACGAGCTGTGAAAGTTTCGTTAGCTGTATCGAATGCAACACCTTCACCTTCTTGTTTGGTAGGTGCAGTTCCGAAACCTGCTAACATTACTTCTTCTTCAAACGCTCTGTCTGATGACTCAGCGTCAAAGATTTCAGCATGCTCATTATCATAACGTGCGTATTCCAAGCCGAACAGAGCGTTCAAACCTGGCTCTAACTCTTTAACGAGTTGACTTCTAGATATAGCCATAGTTTAACCTCCTATATGCCTGCGGTATTAGCACTGTAAAGGTGCTTGTTCCATTTAATGATGATGTTTGCATTGTTAGCAGTAAGATCTGAGTTCTCAGGATCTCCTGAAATTCCAACAATTTTAACAGCAGTGTTAGCACCAGTTGAAAAAGTTTCACTGTTTACTTCTGCTTTTGAAGTTCCACTATGTGTAGAACCAGCAGTGTAAACTAAGTTAGCTGTTTCACCTATGTTAGCGTTTGCCATTGCACCAGATACTTGAACTTCAAATAACTGGTTAGGATCATCTTGTACGAATGCTTTAATGATACCATCGTAGCTTGAAGTGCCACCTGCGTGATAGTTAGACCATACGGGTTTTCTTGTGTTGACGTCAACATAATTAACGCCATTGAAAACACCTACTACTACGTCAGCAACACCGTTAGCAACTTCTAATGTACCACCAGCAACCATCTCCACAGGATCACCCTGGAAGATTGAGGTTCCATAACCGTTAGCAACAAGGTATTGAGTCTGACCGTTTGTGGACGGACCTGAACCTTGCATTCTTACAGCTCTGAAACCGAATGCAGCGTCTTGATTTGCCATTTTAATACTCCTTTAAAAGTATGTGTTGTTAGTAAGTGTTACGTCTAGGTCTGAAAAAAAATTATTCACTTTTTTTCGAGCCACCGAACGTAACTTTAGTTCTTCGCTCGGGCTTATTAATTGGCATCGAAGGATGTTGTTCCTTTAGCAGATCGTTGTCAACAGCTTCCTGCTGACCTTTAGCTTGATCGGAGTAGTATTTATCTCTCTCCATTGCGATCTCTATCGGCACCTTTGCCAGTAATAGTCCACTCACAGAAACAATACCTTTGTATTGTCCTGTAGAATCGGAAGGAAAATCAAAGTCTGGATATTCGTCCGCTCTAACAAGTTCATAACCTTGTCTTCTTCGGCTGATAACGTTTTTGTTATCTTGATATCCATGTACTGATTCCCTAATCCATCTGAATTTAAAACCTTCAGGTGGTTCCGGTGTATCAAGCGAGCTTGGTAGCTGCCAATGTTTCTTGCGTGCTTCTTTATCCCTAGTGGATGCAGATCTCGGTGTCTTATCTACCATAATGTTACCTCCTCTGTAACTTTAGTTTTTCCGACGCATATTGCTCGTTGGAAAGACCAAGTCGTTTAGCGATAGCCGCTTCTGAACTTGACAACTTAACTACGTTGCGTCCTGTGCCTCTGTTTCGATGTGCGCTTGCAACAGTCTGGACGGGCTGTTGCCTTGCGGGTTCTTCGGATGAAGAATCTTGTTGAAACTTATGAGGAAGGTTTTCCCTCATACGTTTATCAATCTCACTATAATAGTAATCTGTGCGTGGATCAACACCTTGATTAACTAAATCTTCGTGAATTGCATATGCAACGTTGGTCATGACTTTATCTCTGCCAAACCATTCGTTTTGCTCTGCCCAAGACTCAGCTTTTGGATCCTTAACAGCTTGAGGTTGAGGTTTTGGTATCTCAATCTCTTTCTCTTTAGGAGCATTTGCTCTAGCCTCTTCAGCAGCTTTCATTTGCTCATACTTGTTTTGTTCTGCACCTAGTCGTCCGATTTCTAATTGTGCAGATGCGACAGCATCATAATCTTGGTCTTCCATAGCTTTCTTCAGCTTTGCTTTCGCTGCTTCCATGGATCCAGTCAAACGACCACCCATCTCATTGACATAGCCACTATTAAGCTTTCCTAATTCTTCTTGAATTTTATCTCGTTCCGCTTTAATAGCTTGAGCAATTTTTATTGCTTCTTCTTCACGTCGTCTAGACTCACCAAGTTGATAAGCATATTCATCAAATCTTTTCTGAACAGACTTACTATATTTTTCTTTGGAATCTTTTTTAGGTTCTTCGACTTCTACTTCTTCTTGCTTTGACTTGTCTTCGACAACGGGTTCTTCTTGACCATCATCTTGAATAGCCTCTGCTTCAAAAGTTTTCGTCTCCTGTGGAATCTCCACTTCCTTCTCTTCGGTAGGAGCAGCGATATCTTCACTTTCAACCTCTACTGAATACTCAGCTTTTTTCTTTTGTTCTGACTGAGCTTGTAGTTCAGCAACTTGTCTATCTACTTCGTTCATGCGTACACTCCTAACACATCTTCAGGACTATCAACGGTCCCTAAGATTTCATCATCGTTTAATATTCTGAGTTCGCCTCCCTCGATTTTGATTCGAGATCCAGCGTATCGAGCAATAATTACCCAGTCGCCTTTTTTACACCAAGGTCCATGTGGAAACTTATCCTTGTCTGCGTAAGCGTCGGGTCCGACTTCTAGGACTAAAGCACATACAGAAGCAATTTGTTGTTCTTCTACTGCTTTGTCAGTTAATAAAACTCCACCTTTAGTCTTTGCCACACCTCGGTATGGAAGAACCACTAATCTCCAACCTGTTGGTTTGGGGACTCTACTTAGGTCTTGTTTTTCTTCTTCTTTTTTCTCAGCGGGTTTTATCCCCACTATCTTTTTTTCTTTGGGCATTATCAGCCCCGTCTGTGACGTCATCGTCGTCTACCTCCCATTTGCGATACAGATCCCTAATATCTGAATCGAGTTTGCGAAGAGAAGTGAGTTGCCCAACTAGGAATTGGTATTTGTCCCAGTTCTCTACGTTTCCATCCATAATTACAGACTTTATATCGTCTTGTCTAGTAGTTATTAGACGTAAAATTGCTGAATATATATTTACTTCCACTATTTATCAGAATTAATTTTCTTTAATTTTTCAAAACTCCTGATTCCTGACATGCCGAGGAGAGCCATGACAAGCGGGAATAAGGTAGCCATATCAAGTTCCGGTAGTGGATTATGTGGAATGCTGAAAGCTGCAAGAATAAAAATAACAAATTGTTTTAATACATACTCCCACAATATTGCGAGAGCACAACTCATTCCAATCAGTGGTCTCCAGGATCGTTGCATAATACCACCGATACCTGTAGCTGTAGACTTAGCGTCCGCTAAGTTAATATCCATTTGTTTGGAATTAATTTCGTTTTCTAGTTCTTGAAGTTTGATTTTGATTTGACCTTTTTCTTCTTCTGAAGTGTGAACACTGTCGATCACTTTACCAACAGTGTCCACCAAAGATCCGCCTAAAATTTTAGATAACATAAGTTGCGATAGCCCAACCGATAACAATACCGATCACGAGCCATTTTTTCTTGGGATGTTCTTCCCAAAGTTTTTTGATCATATCCATTAGAATACTCCTTTGAATTTGGTACCACGAATCGCAGCACCAGTTCCTCTCATGCCTTGAGAGTTAGGTCCCTTTTTAGGGGGAACTGTTCTTGTGAGTCTTTTTCCTTCAACGGACCCACCCTTTTTAAATTTTTTAATCAATCCACCTTTTTTGGCTTCAACAACTTTGTCACCTTTTTTAGAATCTTTTCGAGTCTTATCTCTAATCTCACGATTGCCTTCTTCATATATTCGTCTTTGAAAATCTTCAATCTCTTGGATTCGCTCCATCAGTTCTTCTTCTTTAGAAGCGTCCTCTTTGATCTCTTCCTTGAGTCTTTTAATTTCCTTCTTCGCCTCTTCTTTAGACATTTGTTGAACAGCCATTAAAATACTCCTTTGAAACCTTTTCCTGTGACGGCTGCTCCTGTCCCACGGACCTCGCCACCATTAGCTTTTTTGGTCTTAGCCATCTTCTTAGCCATTTTCATTTCCTTTTCAGTAGCTGGACGTAAGCCAATCTCTAAAACCATACCACCGTCTCCTTTTTTCACAACGCCACCTTTTTTCATATAGCCCATTTTGTTTCTTACACCGGTGGGTAGCTTTGCAAGACCTGGGTTTTTCTTTTTATCAACTGGTTTTAGTGCCATTGTAATCTCCTAATGTATCGTACTATTATATAGAGGCAGTGCCTCGTATTTATAATTTGCCAATAATCTTAGCAGATCTTGAGTTTCTTTTAAACCTAATTCTCGGTTCATGGCCCACTGTCCTGCAGCGAGAAAAGAACTAGCAATGGCTAACGGATCTTGGCCCTGTGAAACATATAAACTATATAACATTTTAAATTCGTAAGTAAGAGAATCAACGGAAGCCCTATCTACTTTATCTAAGGGGTTATTTTTTTCTTTTTTTGACATTTGATTTACCTGCCTTCTGTAGAGCAATTGCAATTGCTTGTTTCTGAGGTTTACCTTCTTTCCTCAGTTTAGATATATTAGCACTAACTGTACGATTACTACTACCTTTTTTTAGAGGCATTTAATCTCTCTCTTTGAACAGCAGTTCTTTGATTTTGAATTCGTTGTTGCTGTGCTAGTTTGGCGGCATCAATAGATTTTTTGTAACTTAATTTTTCTTCTTCTAATTTATGTTGAGCAAGATCGTCAGCTGCATCGACATTAATTTTTTGTTGTTCTAGTTCCAACTCTTTCATCTTTAAGTCGACTAATGGATCGGGTCCACTACCTAAAGGTAAAGCTTCTTGTTCTTCTGCGACCATGTCATCGGTAATAGCTGCAATCTTCACGGCTACTTGATTTTCAATTTGTGCTTGGAACTGTTGTTGTAGTTCTGGTGGAACTTGTCCTCCAAACTTCGCAGCTTCTTGTTGTAAGATTGGTTCTAGTTCGATCATCACTTCTTTTCTTGCTTGTGCAGAAACGTGTTCAATCACGTGTGCTTGAAGTACAGTTAAAACTTGTGGATTGTTTCTCACCAAATACGAACTCATAAAGGCACGGTGTGCTTCCATGTGAGCGATATGATCTTGCTCTGGGAACACAGTTAGTTGTCCCATCATTAACGCTTGTGAGTTCTCGACACCAGGATCCATCGGTTGTGGTCCTGCGGGTGGTGGTAAAATATTTTCAATTTGTTGGACACCTAACGCCATATACATTCTGCGATACGCTTCGTATAAATTGTGAATCTCTGGATTGCTCTGTGCTAATTGTAATTGTGTTTGTGCCAACATAATTCTCTGTGACATCGAGAAAATGTTTGGATCAGATACAGGTAAGACATCGACTCTTTCATCAAAGTCCGTTGTCTTGACGGCACGATTACCACCAGAAACTTCATACGGATATTCTCCTGGTAGAGCAGTAGCAAATAATTTTGCGAGTAATTGAAATTCTTCCTTTTGTGCGTAGTGGCATCTTTTGTGAATACCACTCATGACTTTGGAGCCTTGTTCTAATAATGCCATGGTGGTACCGACAGGGTTCGCTTGCGAACCATCTCCTACCTTCATATCAGCAATAGCTGCAAATCTTCTTCCTGCATCCACCACATAACCGAGTAACTGAAATAATGTTCCATCGGGTCCTTTGTAAGGTAGTGGCATTAATGCATTTCGTAAATCTCCTCCAGGTGCATCGACATCTCTAAACTCACCTGGTGTTAGAGGCTCTTCATCATCTCTGACACGAAGTCCTCTAGATTTAAAACCAGCAGGTAAGTTGGATAATGTACCTGCATCTAACAATGCTCGTAGTGCGGCTGTGGCTGTGCGAGTCAAACCGCCAAGCATGTGTACTAAACCAAAACCATAAAATCCGAGACCAGGTAAAAACTTGTAGTGGACAAAATATTTTTGTCTCATAAACATTGGATCGCTCGGTAAATAGTTTCGATAGATTGATAAAATTTTTCCTGTGCCTTGTTCCAGTGTCACAACGTAAGGCAGTTTTAGTCCTGTGGGCTCACCATTCGCTCCGAGGTTTTCATACCCTTCAAGATCTAAATCAACGTGCATTTCCAGTAACTGATACTGTCCTGCATATTCCGATTTTTGAACGCCTTCTAACTCGTCGTACTTTTCTTGAATATCCGAATACGAAGAATACAATTCGTCGTTCTCATCAATTTCAATATCTCGGTAAAAACCAGAAATCATTTGTCGCTTTAAATCGTTCGGAGAAATTTTTATAACGTGAGTAATTCTTTCGGCATCTTCTAATTCCGATGCTCCGTAGTTCACAACCAAGTCTTCACTTGGAATAAACTTCGAACACGGTCTTCCCATGTTGCCATCAAAATAAACTTTTTTAAATGCACTCCCTGCTAACGGTAAATGAAAAAGTAATTGATCCATTTCGGGATCGTACTCTTTCATCTTGTACATGATTTGATAGTTCATAAAATCTTTCACTCGCTCTGCCTGTTGTTCCACCTCAGGAGTTGCTTCTCCTAAGATGGTTGTCTTCACAGGTCCGCCCGCAGGCAAGAGCTCTTTATAAGCTCCTGCTTGAAACTGCGTGACGGCTTCAGCGAGTAGTGGATGAGAAACTGATGCAGCACCTCTGAAAGGTTCACTGACTTCTTGATATTTGAATCCTAATAAATCTAATCCTTTGATGTAACTTTGTTCCCAATCTTTTCGACTGGTCTGGTCGACCGAGAACTGTGAGCGTAGCTCGTTTGAAATTTTCGCTAAGGATTCTTCGGGAATGACTTCGGCTAAGTTGTCGGCGAATCCATCACCGGTGTCCGTGGGCACGGGACCAAGGCTCATGGGCTCATCGCCCTCTACCTCAATCTCTA